CGTGGCTACGGCTGCAATCGCTACCGACGTTGCTACGATTACTGGTTCAGGTTTCCCATTCGCAACCGGGGATAGCGTGACTCTTGCTGGATTTATCGGCGACGACGCAGTATTCAACGGCACCCATACTCTTGCATCTGCATCTTCAGGGTCGTTGACGTTTGCGATCACTTCGGTTGATTATTCGGCAGCAAGTATCTCTACCGCTTGCACTGTAACAGGTAATGCTCTGTACATGAGTGAAAGCCGTCACCTATATTCATATTTGAAGTTTGGTAAACCAACAACAACAACGTTCATGTCAGCTACAAATGCCGCTGTTATGGACGAACTAACGGTTTTCGTTATCGATAAAACTGGTGCAATTACCGGTGTTGCTGGTCGCATTCTTGAGTTGTGGGAAGGACTATCTAAGGTAGCAGATGCAACGAACTATCTTGGTCAAGGTATCTACTACGCAACGTTCATGAACGTAAATTCAAACTGGTGTTACTGGGCTTCTGAACCTTCTACCGGAACTGGTCTTGCATGGGGTAACGTATCTTCAACGTATTCTACTGGCGTTGCTCAACAAATGACTACCCTGTATGTCGTTTCCATGTCTGCCGGTGATGACGGTTCGTTGACTGGACCTGAAAAGATCGCTGCACTACAAAACGCATATTCAGTATACTCCGATAAAGAACAGATTCCTCTCGCATACATCATGACTGTTGATTATCCAGCCAACGTTGTTCAATATGCAGTTGATATCGCCGAAACTCGCCGCGATTGTATCGTGTTTGTCTCCGCTAACAACAGCGGAGTACCATTCACCGCTGCTTCGACCGTTGTTAATGATCTTCAAACCTTCCGCGGTGTGACGCTGAATGTAAACAGTTCATACGCATTCCTAGACTCCGGTTACAAGTATCAATTCGACGGATTCAACCAAGTTTATCGTTGGATTCCTCTGAACGGTGACACCGCTGGTCTATGCGCAAACCTAGATGCAAACTATCAATCTTGGTTCTCTCCAGCCGGTTTCACCCGCGGTCAAATCAAGAATGCTGTCAAGATTTCGACTCCATTGAATCAAGCTGCACGTGATATTCTGTATCCTCAGCAAGTCAATGCAGTTGTTTCTTTCCCTACCAAGGGTACAGTCCTGTTTGGTGACCGCACAATGCAATCCAAGCAATCTGCTTTCCAAAGCTACAACATTCGTAGACTGTTTATCATTCTTAAGAAGTCCATTCAAACTGCCGCTCAATATCAGTTGTTTGAGTTGAATACACCTAACACCCGTAATAACTTTGTGGGTATGGTGAAGCCATTCTTGGCAAGCGTAAAAGCAAATCAAGGTTTGGCAGACTTCTTGGTTGTGTGTGACAGTACAAACAACACGGACGCAACAATCGCAGCCGGGCAGTTCATTGCTGATATTTACATCAAGCCACTATATTCAATCCAATACGTTGTATTGAATTTCGTTGCTGTGAAGTCATCGGTGCAGTTCAACACACTACACGCCTAACATTATAACGGAGAGGGAGTAAAATCCCTCTCTAAATAAAACAGTAACAAGGAGAAAGCCAAATGGCAAATTTGACAAGTTTTAGAGAAACAATTGGTGGTGGTGTTCGCCCTAACCAGTTTGAAGTTCAACTTACCGATTTTGGTGGACCAATGTTTATCGACAACGGGGTGTTCTCATTCCTGTGTCATGCATCAAGTCTACCGGGCAGCACAATCGGACAAGCAACCGCCTTTCACCGCGGTCGTGCAGTACCTTTAGCAGGTGAGCGTATATTCGAACCTTGGACAGTCACGATTTATGCTGATCAGGGAATGGAAATTCGTACCGCCTTTGAACAGTGGTCCTCATACATTAACGACTACGCAAATAACTCTGGCGAAACAACGCCTTCGAATTATTCCGCAAGTGGTTACGTTATGCTTCTTGATCGTGCATCGAATCCTATCAAGACGTATCAAGTTATTGGTATCTGGCCAATAAAAATTTCCGATATGCAACTCGGCTGGCAAACAAATGACGTTCTAGCAGAGTTTTCCGTAACTTTCGCTGTAACAAGCATTGATCCAATGGCATCAACTCCTGGTCTGATTACAGCAGGTGACGATCCTACTATGGGTGGTTCCGCGCGAAACAATCCTGCAATCGCTTAATTGGAATTAGAATTACTTTATGATTAATTTATTTGGATGGCAGTTTGGAAAGAAGACAGCAACCGATGAAATCGAGTCGGTTGCTCATTCTATTGTTGCACCGGATATTGATGACGGCACAATGCAAGTTTCCGCGGCCGCATCATATTACGGTTATTATGTTGATATGGATGGTACTGTCAAGGATGAAATCCAAGCCATATCCAAATATCGTGAGATTTCTCTTTACCCAGAGGTCGATATCGCAATTCAGGATATCGTGAACGAAGCAATACCATACGAAGATGATTCGCCGTTGGTAGAAATCGCCTTGGACAGGTTGGAGGTGTCTGATCCCATAAAGGAAATAATAACCAACGAATTTAAGGGTGTCCTTTCTCTACTGAAATTTTCAGAGAAGGCCTCTGACCTTTTTCGCCGCTGGTATGTTGATGGTAGAATCTACTTTAACGTTCTAACTGGTAAAAATCAAAAAGACGGAATTTTAGAATTGCGTCCAATTGAATCAACAAAGATCAAGAAAGTCGCAGAAATATTGAAGGAAAAAGATCCTTCTGGTGTTGAAATCGTCAAGGGTGTGAAGGAGTATTATCTTTATTCTCAGTCGGGTTTCGTTCAACAGCCTAATTTAGCGCAACAACAAAACAGTGCGCCACAAGCCGGCGCAAGATTATCGCAAGATTCTGTTATCTATATTCCTTCTGGATTCATGGAACAGAATACTGGAGTAGTTCTAAGTTATTTGCAAAAGGCACTAAGACCTGCAAATCAACTGAGAATGTTGGAAGACGCGGTTGTTATTTACCGTATGTCTCGTGCGCCCGAGCGCAGAATATTTTATATTGACGTTGGTAACTTGCCTAAGGGTAAAGCAGAACAATACGTCAAAGATATTATGAATCGTTATCGTAATAAACTGGTATATGACACAAAGACTGGTGAAGTACGTGATGATAAGAAATATATGTCTATGATGGAAGATTTCTGGATGCCCCGGCGCGATGGTAATAAGGGCACAGAAATTACTACACTTCAAGGTGGACAAAATCTTGGCGAATTGGCTGACGTGGAATATTTCCAAAATAAATTATATAATGCTCTAAATATTCCTATATCTAGAATGATGCCAGAAACTGGATTTAGTATGGGTCGTTCTACAGAGATATCGCGTGATGAGGTAAAGTTTCAGAAGTTCATCGGCAAGATTCGTCGTAAGTTCTCTGAACTGTTCTTTGAAATTCTACGTACTCAGTTGATTCTAAAGGGAATTATTGCTGAGGACGAATGGGACGAAATCAAAGAATCGATTACGTTTAGATTCCAGAAGGATAATTTCTTCGCCGAACTAAAGAATAACGAGATTTTGTTGCAACGTGTTCAGACCGCACAAGCAACGGACCTGATGTTGGGCAAATACTTCTCAGTTGAGTGGGTCGCTAAGAACGTGTTCATGCAATCTGATGAAGAAATTAAAGAAATGCAACAACAGATGGCAGACGAATATGATACGCATCCTTGGTGGTTTACCGCAGAAGGAATGTATGAACAGCAACAACAAATGGCGTTGCAACAAAGCATGATGTCAATGCCACCAGGGCAAGATGATTCATTACCACCGCAACAAGGTCAGGGAATGCCTGATCCAATTCAACAATAATTAGGAGTTTAGAAATGACGATTCAAACGATGATTGACAATCTGATGGCTAAGAACAAGGAAGGGTTTGTTGACTCATTTCTTGCTGTAATGACGGAAAAAGTTGCGGAGGCACTTGACGTGAAGCGCGAAGAAATTGGCGCTACCATGTTTCAAAAGGAAGGACTAGAAGGTTATTCGAAAGATGACCTTGAAGAAGGCACGAAAGCCGTAATGCGAGTCGGTTTTGACCCAGCCAATCATGCAGAACGACTAATGAAAGCAAATGGTTTCCAGTCAAATCAC